GCGGCCCTCCAGCGCCGACAACCCGATCATCGCCGCAGGAACCGTCTTGGCCGCCAAGTCCCCGCCGGCTGACGCCGATCCGCCGTCGCCCGCTTCGCCCGTCAAGCCGGTTCGCCGGTTTCACAAGCCCAAGGCCGGCGCCGATTTCCTGCGACACCTGGGCGCTTTGGGCGAGGCGCTATTTTCGATCCCCGAAGCCGCGCTCGCCCTGGCGGTCAGGGAGGATGATCTGCGCGAACTCCTACAGAGGGATGCCGCACGCCTGGCCTTCGAACAGGGCCGTCTTCGAACCTTGCTGACCCTGCGCCGCGCCCAGTTCGACCTGGCGCGCACCAACGCCACCATGGCCATGTTCCTGGGGCGCGCCCACTTTGACCAAGGCGAGCGGCGGGAGGCGTCCGATGAGCAAGACGCCGAGATCGAAGGGGCTGCTGAACGGCTCCGGGCTAAGATCGCTGCCCTCGCAGCCGCTCGACGTGCTCGAGACGCTGCAGCCGGAAGTGGAGACTCTGAATGACCGTCAGGCGCTCAAGGACATCTATGCCTGGCCCGTCTGGGCGCGCCCGGCCCAGCTGCCGCCGCCTGGCGACTGGCGCTATTGGCTGATCCTGGCTGGCCGGGGCTTTGGCAAGACCCGCGCCGGCGCCGAATGGGTTCGCGCCCAGGTCGCTCAAGGTCGCCGCCGCATCGCCCTTGTCGGCCCCACCGCCGCCGACGTGCGTGACGTGATGATCGAAGGCCAGTCCGGCCTGATCAATATCAGCCATCCGCAGGAGCGCCCGGCCTTTCAGCCGTCTCGGCGTCGCCTCGTCTGGCCCAACGGCGCCAAGGCCTTTTGCTACTCGGCCGAGGAGCCCCAGCGCCTGCGCGGCCCGCAGCATGACGCCGCCTGGGCCGACGAACTGGCGGCTTGGAAGCAGCCGCAGGCCGCTTGGGACCAACTGCAACTGGGCCTGCGTCTGGGCGATGACCCGCGCGCGACCATCACCACCACGCCCAGGCCCCTGGCCCTGATCCGCGCCCTGACCCTGGATCCCGATTGCGTCGTCACCCGCGGTTCGACCTACGAGAACGCCGCCAACCTCGCCCCCGCCTTCATCGCCAAGATCATTCGCCGTTACGAAGGCACCCGCCTGGGCAGGCAGGAGCTGAACGCCGAACTGCTCACCGACGTCCCTGGCGCCCTGTGGACCCTGGACACGCTGGCGGCCTGCCGCGTGGCGCGGGCGCCGGATCTGCAGAGGGTGGTGGTCGCCGTCGATCCGTCGGGCTCCGACGGCGCCGACGAGGGCGACAGCCAGGGCATCATCGTCGCTGGCCTTGGCGTCGACGGCCGCGGCTATGTCCTGGCTGACCGCACCTGCCGCCTGTCGCCCGAGGGCTGGGGGCGGCGGGCGGTGGAGGCCTTCGACGCCTTCGGCGCCGATCGCATCGTGGCGGAGAAGAATTTCGGCGGCGACATGGTACGCTTCACCTTGCAGGCGGTGCGCGCGACCGTCCCGGTCACCCTGGTCAGCGCCTCGCGCGGCAAGGCGGTGCGCGCCGAGCCGGTCTCGGCCCTCTACGAACAGGGCCGCATCAGCCACGTCATCGCCGACCCCGCCGACAACGCCCTGGCCGAAGTGGAGGACGAAATGCGCCAGGCGACCGCCAGCGGCTACGTCGGACCGCGCTCGCCCAACCGTCTGGACGCCCTGGTCTGGGCCCTGACGGCGCTGTTTCTCGAGCCGCCCACCTCGGGCGCGGCCTATCTGGAGTTGGCCAGGCGCGAGTTGGGGCTCAACTGACCGCGCAAATCGATGGGCTCAGACCTTCGCCGCCTTCGCCCGCTCGATCCCCTCGAGCACAAGCGCGCGCGCTTCTTCGGCGTCGCCCCAGCGGACGATCTTGACCCACTTGCCAGGCTCCAGATCCTTGTAGTGGGCGAAGAAATGCTCGATCTGCTCCAGGGTGATCGCCGGCAGGTCGGTATAGTCCTCGACCTTGTCATAGCGCTTGGTCAGCTTGCTCGACGGCACCGCCAGCAGCTTCTCGTCGCCGCCGGCTTCATCCTCCATCAGCAGCACGCCGACGATGCGGCAGCTGATGATCGCGCCGGGCACGATGGCCCGGGTATTGGCCACGATCACGTCGCAGGGATCGCCGTCGCCGGACAGGGTATGGGGGATGAACCCATAGTTCCCCGGATAGCGCATCGAGGTGTAGAGAAACCGGTCGACCACCAGGGCGCCGGCGTCCTTGTCCATCTCGTACTTGATCGGCTCGCCGCCAATGGGCACCTCAATCACCACATTGACGTCGAACGGCGGGTTGGATCCGATGGATACGGCGTCGAGGCGCATGATGGCTCCAGCAAACTGTAAGAAACGCGGCCATCTCTAGGCGGCATGGGCGGCAAAAAGCAATCGCCGTGCCAGGCGCAAGCGCAATCTGAGCCGAATTGACCGGCGTCTTTCCAGTCTCGCCGGCGCTTCACCGCCCCTGTCTCCATCGCCCCCGTCGCGGAGTCCTTGCATGCCCCCATCCGGCGGAACCCGCCTGTCCCTGCGTCACCAGGTCGACGGCGTCGTGGGTCGCTTCCAGGGCGGCTGGGACGTGTTCGGCCCCGGCGCGCCGATCGCGCCCGCCGGTCCCGCGCCAGTGCGATCCTGGGACTATCCGGTCGCCATCAACAGCGTGGTGCGCCCGCGCGCCTATGAGCCGTTCGGCTTTCACGAGCTGCGCGCCTTCGCCAATGTCGAGCTGGTGCGGCTGGCCATCGAGACCCGCAAGGACCAGATCGAGCCGCTCAATTGGGCGATCACCCCGATCCCCGGCGCGCCGCCCGCCGACCCGGCCCTGGTCGCCCGCCTCACCGCCTTCTGGCGCAAGCCCGACGGCGTCACCCCCTTCGCCACCTGGCTGCGGCAGGTGCTGGAGGATCTGCTGGTGATCGACGCCCCGGCGATCGAGCGACGCTTTGACCGCGCTGGCCAACTGATCGGCCTCGACGTGATCCCTGGCGACACCATCCACCCGATGGTCGACGACACCGGCCGCCGCCCCCGCGGCCCAGGCCAGGTCGCCTATCAGCAGGTGATCAAGGGCGTGGCCTGGACCGACCTGTCCGATCGCGACCTGATCTACGCCCCGCGCAATCCGCGCCCCAACCACAATTACGGCTGCTCGCCGGTCGAGCAGATCATCGTCACCCTCAACACCGTGATCCGCCGCCAGGCGGCCCAGCTGGCCTATTTCAGCGAGGGCAACCTGCCCGCCGGCCTGCTCAATGGCCCCGACGGCTGGAGCCCGGACCAGATCCGCGACCTGCAGCTTTGGCTGGACAGCCGCCTGTCCGGCCAGAGCGCTGAGCAGGCGAAGCTGCTCTGGGTGCCCAGCGGCACCCGCTATCAGTCGTTCAAGGACAGTCCGCTGAAGGACGATTTCGACGAATGGCTGGCCCGCATCGTCGCCTTCGCCTTCAGCCTGCCGCCGACGCCGTTCGTCAAGCAGATGAACCGCGCAACCGCCGGCGCCGACCAGGACCGCGGCCTGCAGGAGGGTTTGGAGCCGCTGAAGCTGTGGGCCAAGCGGCTGATCGACGGGGTGATCCAGGACGATCTGGGCGGGGTCGGCCTCGAATTTTCCTGGAACGACGCCCCGGCCATCGATCCGCTGAAGCAGGCCCAGATCGACGACCTGGCCCTGCGCAACGGCTCAGCCACCGTCAACGAGGTCCGCGCCCGCAGAGGTATGCCGCCGATCCCCGGCGGCGACCGGGCGCTGAGCCTGGCGCAGGCGGGGCAGGGGGCTCAAGCTGCCGGCCTTTGAGACTGACCCTCAGTTCAGCCCCTAAATCCTCGTCTTGGCCGGGCTTGTCCCGGCCATCCATGCCGTGAACGCTCAGCATTCAACGCAGATGGCCGTTCGTTCACGGCATGGGTCGCCGCGACACGCGCGGCGATGACGATGAGGTGAAGATATCGCTATGAAAGGTTGTGCTTGCCGCGCCTACGGCCGCGCATCCTTCGGCAGCGCCTTGACCTCATCGGCGCTCAGCCGGGTCAGGCTCTTGACGATGCAGGGCATCGAAAAGCCGGTGGAGTCGGCCACCTTCAGATCCAGGTCCAGACCGTTGCAGACCGAGCCGCCCCAGACATGGGTGACCAGGTGCGCGTCCGGTTCATTGAGCGGCGTGCAGGCGCTGTCGAAATCGGCTCGCCAGACCTGGCGAACGCCGACCCGCATATAGAGCGACTTGGCGTCCGACGACGGCCGCCAGCCCTGCCACTCGCTCATCATGAAGCACTGGCCGCCCGGCTTAGCCGCCTTGGCGGCCGGCTGCGGCTCGGCGCCGGCCGACGCCACCCCGAGACAGGCGGCGGCGCAAAGCAAGCCCGCCAGCAGTGTCTTGTTACGCATGATTGATCTCCCAGGCTGGGGCTCCGGCCACGCCGGATCATGGCCATTCAACGCCTGTTCCATGTCCGCTTTATGTCCCGCCTGTCGCCGGCCCGACATCTCAATTTCACCTCAACCCAAGGCGCCCTTGATGCGACTATACGGCCAGATCACCAAACTCGAGCCCCACGACGACGGCACCGTCAAGGTGACCGGCGTGGCCTCCTCCGGCGCCACCGACTCGGCAGACGAGCGGGTCTCGCCCGCGGCGATGAAGGCGGCCTTGCCCGACTACATGCGTTTCGGCGCCCTGCGCGAGATGCACGGGATGTCCGCGGCGGGCGCCACCCTCGGCGCTGGCGTCGGCGAGGACGGCCTGACCCGGATCGAGGCCCATGTGGTCGATCCCCTGGCGGTCAAGAAGGTCAAGCTGGGAGTCTATAAGGGCTTTTCGATCGGCGGCCGGGTCACCGCCCGCGATCCGGATGATCCCAAGCTGATCACCGGCTTGAGGCTGGACGAGATCTCCCTGGTCGACCGGCCCTGCAATCCCGAGGCGGTGATCGAGATGTGGAAGGCCGACGCCGCACGGCCGCCCGCTGGTCCGACCATCGCCCCCACCAATGCCGACGTGATCGCCAAGGCCGCCGAGATGGCCGCCGCCGCCGGCCGCCCCGGTCGCCAGGCCGACTATGTGCTCAAGGCCCGGCAACTGCTGACCCAGGCCGCTGTCTCGCACCCCGATCCGTCCGCCGCCTTGGACGAGGCCGAGCTGACCGTCAAGCGCGGCGCCCGCAACAGCGCCGCCGATCTGGCCCGCATCCAGGCCGCCCACGACGAGTTGGTCGCCCTTGGCGCCCGCTGCGCCGCCGCGCACGACGAGGATGACGCCGACCTCGATGATGATGATGCAGATGACGACGATGATTTCGATGGCGACACGGACGACGCCGGCGCCGATGATGACGACCCCGCCGACAAGGCCGCCCGCGCCAGCCTGACCCGTCTCGCAGCAGCGCCTGGCCACGACGCCCACCTGCATCAACAGATCCATCGCCTCGGCCAAACCGTCGCCGTCCTGCAAAAGCGCCTCGATCAGCTCGCCGCCCAACCCCTGCCGCCCCGCACTCTGGCGGGCCTCGCCCGCGCTGTGACCAAGGCCGAGGACGCCGGCGCTGGCGCAGCCACGGTCAGCCCCGAAGACCTGCGCAAATACCTCGACGGCCTCAGCCCAGAAGAGCGCGGCCGCCTCGAACTGCGCGCCGCGCTCAGCCGCCCGATCTCCGTCGGCCGCTGACCGCGCCGGCCCCACCCGCTCCAATCCAACCCGATCCGGCGCCCCGCGCCGCCGCCAGCCCCGCCAAGGAGGCCCGCCCATGTCCTACCGCTCCGAAGACATCCGCAAGAGCCTGAGCGACTCGCTCAGCAGTCCTTCCGAGGACATCGCCCGCCACGTCCTGGCCATGGCCGGGGCCAATCCCAGCCAGATCGAGAAATCGATCACCACCGGCTCGGGCCTGGTCGCCTATGACCTGCAGGCCCCGGCCAAGAACCTCTATCCGGTCAACACCCCGCTGATCAAAAGCCTGCCCCGCGTCGGCGGCGTCGGCACCGCGACCAACTGGAAGGCGGTCACCGGCCTGACCGGCTCCGGCTTTGACGCCTCGGGTTGGGTGCCAGAAGGCCAGCGCGCCGGCCAGATGAGCTATTCCACCGCCAGCCGCTCGGCCGCGTACGCCACCATCGGCGAGGAAGACCAGGCCACCTGGGAAGCGATCAGCGCCGGCCGCACCTTCGAGGACGTCCAGGCCACCATGACCATGCGCCTGCTGCAGAAGATGATGCTCAAGGAGGAGATGGCCGTGCTCGGCGGCTGCGCCTCGCTGCAACTGGGCGCCCCGAACGCGCCCACCCTGACCGTCGCCGGCGCGGGCGCCACCCTGCCGGCCCTGACCTATTCGGTGATCGTCGTCGCCCTGACCCTGGAAGGCTATCGCAACTCCAGCCTGGCCGGCGGCGTCGCCACCAGCCGCACCGTCACCGGCGCCGATGGCAAGAGCTTCACCCTCAATGGCGGCTCGTCCAACAAATCGTCCAACACCACCCAGGCGGTCACCCTCGGCCAGACCCTCTCGGCCACCGTCCAGACCATTCCGGGCGCCGTGGCCTACGCCTGGTTCGTCGGCGCAGCCGGGTCGGAGACCTTGCAGGCCATCACCGGCCTCAACAGCGCCGTGTTCTCCGCGCCCCTGGCCTCGGGTCGCCAGGCCGCCAGCGCCATCATCGCCGATAGCTCGACCAACGCCACCGCCTTTGACGGCCTGTTGACCACCGCCTTCAAGCCCGGCAGCGGCGCCTATGTGAACACCCTGGCCACGGGCACGCCGGGGGTTGGAACCACCCTGACCGCGTCCGGCCACGGCTCGGTCAACGAGATCGACACCATGCTGCAAAGCCTGTGGGACCAGTACCAGGTCTCGCCGACGGTTTTGTGGGTCAACAGCCAGCAGCTGAAGGACATCGCCACCAAGGTGCTGTCCTCCGGCGGCGCCGCGCCCCTGCTGCAATATTTTCAGACCCCGGCCGAGGGCGAGCCGCGGATGACCGCCGGCGTGGCCATCGACTTCTATTTCAATCCGTTCCTCAACGGCGGCATGCGCATCCCGATCAAGATCCATCCGATGGTCCCGCCCGGCACGATCCTCGGCTACGCCGCCGACCTGCCGCTGCAAT